TGGGATCGTCTCTCTCTACTCTTTTTTTCGTTTCGTTTGGGGGTGCTGCTGTGGGTGTTCGAAAGTCTGTTCTCCGGGCGGTGGCTGCCGACGAGACTCCTGAGCCTCAGAAGATTCTGACTCTCGCTGAGGCGATTGAGTCGGGTGATTACTTGCAGATTCTGTTAGCTCAGCGTCGTGAGATCGCGGCGGATCTTCCTGATGAGAAGGGGCCGGCGAAGGCTGCCCTGCACCGTCAACTGAGTCTTCTATCTAAGGAGATTGAGGGCTTGCAGCGGGGCGATGAGGAGGGCGCGGAGGGCGGCTCGAATGTCGAAGATGGAGAGTTCGAAGCCGCGGCTATCTGATGTTGCTCGCCATGTTGTGTACCCGTCTGGGATCGTTTCTACTTCTTGGCCCCGTGTGGTTGCGCAGTGTGCGGCGATGGGTGTTGAGTTCGATTCTTGGCAGCATGGTGTCGGTTCGATTGCTCTGGGTAAGTCGAAGAACGGCAAGTATGCGGCCACCATTGGCGGCGTTGTCCTCTCGATCGGTCGCCAGGTCGGCAAGACGTTTCTTGTAGGCATGATCATCATTGCCTTGTGCATCCTGAACCCGCGGATGACTGTCTTGTGGACTGCTCACCGCACGAAAACCGCAACGAAGACTTTCCAGACCTTGCAGGGCATGGTCAAGAAGAAGAAGATTCGTGGGCATCTGGCGGCGGGCCGCAACGATGGCATCCGAACTGCGAACGGTGAACAGGAGATCCGGTTCCGTAACGGCTCTGTGATCATGTTTGGTGCCCGAGAGGGTGGCTTTGGTCGCGGTTTCGATGAGGTTGACATCGAAGTCTTCGATGAGGCGCAGATCCTCTCGGAGAAGGCGCTCGAGGACATGATCGCGGCGACGAACCAGTCTCGCCAAGAGGCCGGCGCTCTGTTGTTCTTCATGGGTACACCCCCGAGGCCGTCTGATCCTGGCGAGGAATGGTTGAGTCGGCGCGACGATGCGTTGAGCACGAAGCCCGATAACGAAGTTGTGGGCCTGTCGGATGACATGGTGTACGTCGAGTTCTCGGCCGACAAGGATGCTGATCCTGACGACCGCGGGCAGTGGGCAAAGGCGAACCCGTCTTTCCCGCATCGAACCCCGCTTGAGTCGATGCTGCGCATGCGCAAGCAGCTCAAGAACGAGGATTCGTTCAAGCGCGAGGCGCTGGGTATCTATGACGCGTTGGATTCCGGTCAGGTCATTGATGATGACTCGTGGTCTCGCGTTGCGGACCCGGCTTCCATGCCTATTGATCGCCTGACGCTGGCGATTGACGTTTCCCCTGACCGTCGCGTTGCTGCGGTGTCTCTTTCTGGTCAGCGTGCGGATGGCTTGTGGCACGTTGAGCTTGATCAGCACCGGAAGCACACGGACTGGGTGGCTGGATGGGTTTCTGCCCGTGCGGAGAAGAATCGTCTTCATGCTGTGGTGATCGATGAGCTTTCGGGTCTTGTTGAAGAACGCAAGGGCCGTAACTATCTCATTGGCACGGATGTTGCCGTGACGTTGGCGGCATCGGAGGGGCGTGACATGGCTATTGCTTCAGGTCAGCTCTATGACGCAGTGATGGAACCGAAGCCCCGCGTTCGTCATGTTGATCAGCCTCAGTTGAACGTTTCTGTGTCGGTGGCCCGCAAGCGCGTGATGCGCTCGGGTGGCTGGGCGTGGACGCCGAACGATGAGTCGTCTGACATCACGCCGATTGTGTCGGCGACTTTGGCGCTTTGGGGTGCTCAGAAGGATGACGTGGAGCGTCCGACTCGACGTAGGACTAGTGAACGGACGGCGGTGATCCTGTGACGTTTGAGACTCTGCGTGTGGGCGATCTTTCTGATGATGAGAACCGTACGGTGAATCGTCTGGTTGAGCAGTTGCGGGATAAGCGCAAGCACAATCAGAAGCGTTCGAACTTGTATGACGGTAAGCATGCGATTCGCCAGGTTGGGTCTGTGATCCCGCCGCAGTATTACAAGCTTGGTTTGGCGCTTGGTTGGGCTGCTAAGGGTGTGGATGGTCTTGCTCGTCGGTGCAATCTTGATGAGATGGTGTGGGCGGATGGGGAGATTGAGTCTTTGGGCATGCGTGAGCTGTCTGATTCGAATTTCTTGTTTTCGGAGATTGCTCAGGCTCAGACTGATTCTCTGATTCATGGTGTGTCGTATCTGATCACCACGAAGGGTGAGGATGACGAACCTAAGGCTCTAATCCATGCGAAGGATGCGCTGAATGCCACGGGGGAGTGGAACAAGCGGAAGCGCCGCCTGGACAATCTGCTGTCGGTGACGTCTCGTAAGGATGATTCGATCACTGGTTTCACTCTGTATGAGTTCAATATGACGACGTCGTGTGAGCTGGTGAACGGCAAGTGGGTTGTTGAACGTTCTCCTCACCTGTGGGGTATGCCGGTTGATCCGCTGGTGTATAAGCCGCGGTCGTCGAAGCGTATGGGCCGTTCGCGAATCACGCCGGCTGCAATTTCGCATCAGGAGGCGGCTCTTCGTGAGCTGATCCGTCTTGAGGCGCACATGGATATCTATGCGTTGCCTCAGCTTCTGTTGCTGGGTGCTGCGGAGTCGATTTTCAAGAACCCTGATGGGTCGCAGAAGGCGTCGTGGCAGATTGCGTTGGGTCGCGTGCTGGGTATCCCGGATGATGACGATGCTGAGGGGAATGGCCGCGCTGAAGTGAAGCACATCGCGGCACAGAGCCCTGAACCTCACCTTGCGGATCTGAACGCTCTGGCGAAGTTGTCTGCTCGAGAGTATGACCTGCCTGATTCGGCGTTTGCGTTGACGGATATGGCGAACCCGACGAGTGCTGATTCGTATAACGCGTCTCGTGAGGATCTGATTGCTGAGGCTGAGGGTGCGACTGAGGATTGGTCGGTTCCGATTAGGCGTTCTGTGACTCGTGCTTTGGCTATCCAGAATGGTGAGTCTGAGGTTCCTGAGTCGTGGGCGTCGATTGAGACGAAGTGGCGTAGTCCGGTGTATCTGTCGAAGGCTGCTCAGGCTGATGCGGGTGCGAAGCAGATTTCGTCTGGCCCTGAGTGGTTGAAGGAGACGACGGTGGGCCTGCAACTGCTGGGCCTTTCGAAGCAGCAGATCGAACTTGCGCTTGCCGAGCGTCAGAAGGCTGTTGGTCGTCAGTCGGCGGTGTCGCTGATTGCTGCACGTCAGGCGGAGGTTCCGAATGGTGACAGCGCAGGAGTCGAAGCAGCTTCTAGCCCTGCTGGGTGATGACGCGGAGGATCAGGTGCGGTGGATGCTGCGCCGGTCTTCCGGTCAGTGGGAGTCGCGGCGTCTTCAACTGTTGGACACGCTGCCGGATGTTGTGGGGTTCTATTCGGAGGGTTCGGCGGCTTTGGCTGCGGATTTCTACGATGATGCCCGCGTTGGTGTGGCTGGTTCTTATGCGGCCGCACCGGTTCTGCTTGATCGGACGGTGAAGATCCGTCGCGGTGTCGCGTGGGCGTCTGAGCCGTTGTCGGTTGATGATGACGAGCTCGCGGCGGCACGGTTTGCGAAGTTGATGCGTTCGGAGATGGCACGCCCGTATCGGGACACGATTCTGACGAATCAGAAGCAGGATCCCGCCGCCGTGGGGTGGAAGCGGATCACGCGCGGTTCAGCATCATGCACGTTCTGCCGCATGTTGGCGGCTCGTGGAGCGGTGTATCGGAAGGACACGGCGACGTTCGCGGCGCATGACGACTGCATGTGTACTGCGGCGCCCGTGTTTAAGGGGAGCGCGGTTGGTCCTGAGGCGAACACGGTGCAGTACATGGCGTCGAAGCGGCGCCGCACTCCGAAGGAGAAGGCGTTCCTGCGTGATTATCTGGCGGGGAACTTCCCGGATTGAGACTTCCCACTTGGTGGGCCGTACCCGACGGTTTCGGGGCTGATGTCCGACGGGACAGAAACGGATGGAACCAATGAGCGAAACCACGACCCCCGAGGCTGGCACGGAAGTGACCCCCGAGGCTGGTGAGCAGAAGCAGGAAGCAACGCTGACACAGGCCGATGTGGACCGGATTGTCAAGGAGCGCATCGCGCGCGTCGAGGCGAAGTATTCCGACTACAACGACCTGAAGGCGAAGGCAGATGGGGCGAAGACGCTTGAGGACCGTGTTGGAACGCTGGAAGGCGAACTGACCACGACTCGAGCAGAGGCGGCGCGCAATCGTGTTGCGGCCAAGTTCGGTATCAGTACCGAACGTGGCCCGAAGGATGAGCCATCAGATGCCGAACTCTTTCTCACTGGTTCCGACGAGGCAGTAATGACCAAGATCGCTGAGCGCATCGCAGGCCGTGCTGCTGACACCAAGAAGAACGGGAATGTCGCCCGCAACGAGGGCGACACCAAAACTACCGGGAACACGAACGGCGATGAGTTTGAAGTTGTTTCTCAGCTGTTCGGTGGTTCCGCTTAACCGTCCAGGAGGACATCATGGCAGTACTTGGAACCTCGGGAATCACTCTCCCGAAGAACATCGCCGATGGCATGTTCAAGAAGGCTATTGACGGCTCTGCTGTTGTGGCCCTGTCGGCTGCTGAGCCGCAGCGTTTCGGTGAGGTCACTCACATGACGCTGACCGGTCGCCCGCGTGCTGAGTATGTTGGTGAGGGTGCCGACAAGGCGTCCACGAACACCACGTTCGGCACGAAGGTTGTGACCCCGCACAAGGTGCAGGTTACGCAGCGCTTCAACCAGGAAGTCAAGTGGTCCGACGAGGCCTACCAGCTTGGCATCCTCCGCACCCTTGCGGAAGAGGGCGGTATCGCACTGTCGCGTGCGCTCGACCTCGGTGTGTTCCATGGCATCAACCCGCTCACGGGTAACGCCATTGCGAGCATCGTGGCCGGCGACCGTATCGGTACGACCACGAACAGTGTTGAGCTGACCACGGCTACGCTGCTCACGCCTGACCTGGTGATTGAGCAGGCCGCTGGTCTGGTCATCGCCGATGGCTACATTCCGAACGGTATCGCTTTCGATCCCACCTACGCGTGGACGGTTGCGACGTCGCGTTACTCGGATGGTCGCAAGAAGTACCCGGAGCTTGGTTTCGGTTCGAACATCACCTCGTTTGAGGGTCTTCAGGCGTACAGCTCGTCGACCGTTTCGGGTCTTCCTGAGGCTTCTGCGAACTCGAACATCAAGGCGATCGTCGGCCAGTGGGATCTGCTTCGTTGGGGTGTCCAGGAGGTTGTGCCGGTCGAGCTCATCGAGTTCGGTGACCCGGATGGCCAGGGCGACCTGAAGCGTAAGAACCAGATCGCTCTCCGTATGGAGGTCGTTTACGGCTGGGGCGTCATGGATCTGGATGGTTTCGCGACCATCAAGGATGCGGTGGCGAACGTCTGATGAGCAAGTTCACCAACACTGAAACGAAGGTCGTTGTTTCCGTCGCTGACGAGAAGGATGACCGCTTCGGTGAGGGTTGGGTGCGGGTTTCTGATGAGCCTGCTCGCAAGACTCGCTCGAAGAAGGCTGATGACAAGTAACTAGTGAAGGGGGCGGTCATGTCTGTGACTCCCGCAACAATCGCGGTCGCACTTGGTGTGCCCGCCCCCGAAGCTGGTTCGATCCAGGAGAAGCAGTGGGATCTCTGGATTGATGATGCGACGATGCTGATTGAGTTGCGCGCCGAGCAGGTGGGTGTGGATTTCGATGGTATCGGTGAGGCAAAGATCGACTATGTGGTGCGTGAGGCTGTGGTCGCTCAGGTGAAGAAGCCTGACGATGCTACTCAGGTGTCGATCACGGTCGATGATGGAACCACGTCGAGGTCTTACCGTTCGGGCAAGGGTCGCGTGTCGATCCTGGACGACTGGTGGACGATCCTTGGTCTGACTGATCCGTCCGGGGCTTTCTCGATTGACATGGTTCCGACGTCGACCGTGCACCTTCCCTGGTGCTCCCTGAACTTCGGTGCGAACTATTGTTCGTGCGGGGTGGACATCGCCGGCTACCCGATCTTTGAGGGTGGTGAGCTGTGACCCTGGGGGGCGATATTGCTGCGGCTCTTCCGGGGTTGCGTGCTGAGGCTGAGTCGCGGATGTCTGAGTCGGTGCAGGTTGGCCGGTTTGTGGATGGTACTGATCCGGTATCAGGTGATCCGACTCGGGTTCTCGATACGGAGCGTTACACCGGCAAGGCGCGTATCCGCTGGGGTTCGCGCGAGGTATCGAACTCGGATGCCACGAGTTCCCCGGTTGGTTCGCAGGAACCGTACCTGTCTGTGCCGTTTGGTACTGGCCGGTTTTGGGCTGATGACGAGGTGTTGGTGACGGGTTCTTCTGATCCGTTGCTGGTTGGTCGTCAGTTTCGGGTGCAGGGTGCGGCTGTTGCTGGTCAGGTGACGGCGTATAGGTATCCGCTCACAGAGTTGGGGTGAGTGATGGCTGATGACTTTGCTGAGCTGCGACAGCTGGCCGCGGATCTGACTGCGGCTCCGGAGGAGGCGCGTCCGTTCATTCGGAAGGCGTTGCAGGTGACGGCGCACAAGATCAAGGACGACTGGCGCAAGGGGGCTGATCGTTCTGGCCTGCACAGATATGCCGCTGACATCACCTATGAGACACGGGAGAAGGCTTCTGTGATCGAGGCTGAGATTGGGCCGACGATTGGTGATTCTGGTTCGTTTGGTCTGGTTGAGGATGCGGTTGGTGGCGTGAAGTCGGCGCCTCAGCATGCGGGTCGTGATGCGAAGGAAGCCAACGAGGAAGACTTCGTTGATGGTCTCGAGCTTGCGATCTTTGATGGTCTTCGTGCTGCGATCGAGAAGGGGTGACGATGCGCGCTCATTTCAACGCGTTCAGGGCGCTCCTGGTTGCCGTGTCGGTCTTGTCGAACAAGGTCTTTTCGAATGTGCGGCTCACGAACGGGACACCGGTTCGCACGAACTATGTGATCTTGTTTCCTGATGGGCCGGCTGAGCTTGGTGATGGTCGTCTGACTTCACCTCAGCGGGCCGTCTCGCGTGCTAAGTACCGGTATGACGTGCGGATTGTGGCTGTTGATGCGGACGGGCTTCTGTTGCTCGCTGATGCCGTCTTGTCTCTGATTGGTGCCGTCCCGGTGGTGGATGGCCGGTCTTGTACGCCTGTGGTTCTTGTTCCGGGTGTGGAGGAGGGTAAGGGCCGGTATGACTCGGTGACTGACCTGCATTATCTGGATCTGAGTCTCGAGTTCTGGTCTCAGCCCGTCTGAACCTACTGATTTTGGCCCTGTCTTCGGATGGGGCTTTTTCTATGCCCCCTTGGCTCTCCCCAAGGGAACCGAAGCCCCGGTTACGGGGAGATGAAAGGAGTGCCCTATGGCTCTTGAAGGAGTTCCGGCAAGCACGCAGTCTGATGGACGTTGGAGGATTACCGCTGTTGAGGATGGTGATGACGCGACGTCTGCGGCGGTTCTTGAGGCCGCTTCCCCGATCACTTATGGCATCACTGCTGGTGGGTGGAATCACACGATCAACCAGGCGACGGTTGAGGATAAGCGTCTAACTCTTATCCAGGATCTGTCTCGCCCGGGCAAGGTGTCGGAGACGCTTGAGGTGACTGTTGTCGAGTCGGCGACGATGACTTCGGCGGATCAGATCCTTCTTGCTCTGTCTGTGTCGCAGGAGGAAGTGCAGTTTGTTGTGCGTCGTGCTGTGGCGAATGGTGATGTTCATGCTGCTGGTCAGAAGGCTGACATTGTGACTGGTGTTGTGGGTGTTCGTCGCCCGGATGCGCCTGTTGAGAATGGTGTTGATACTGCGAAGTACGGCATTTTCATCACGAAGCCGACTGAGCGGAACGTGACTCTGGTCGCGTGACTTAATCCCCTGTGGGTGGTGTTTCTCACCGCACCGCCCACAGGTTTCCTTTTCTATGGTGAGCACGGTGAGAGGTGAGTATGAGCATTGATCTGAAGGCGCTGATTGAGAAGCAGCGCGCAGAGCTCGAGGTTGTGAAGTCGGAGAGCGTTGATGTGGTTGTGGGTGGTGAGAAGGTCACTCTGACTGTGGAGAAGGTTCACCCGGATGTGTGGGATGGTCTGATGCAGCGGAATCCTGCGCGTCCGGGTTCTGATTCGGATGTTGAGGCTGGATACAACACGAAGGGTGTGACTCTGGCGTATCCGCGTCTTCTTCAGGACGGTGAGGTTCTGGATGAGCAGACGCGTGCCGATCTGGTGAGCGTGCTCGATTCGACGTGGCGTAACGCGCTGAGCATCGTCATCTGGGGTGTCAACGTGAATGGGCCGTTGTCGGAGCTGAGGGCACTGGGAAAAGTACCCGCGGGCCGGAAGTCTCCCTCGCCCGCGAACTAGGTGTTTCTCCTCGCCGGCTGTTGGGTTGGGAGCCGGGTGAGGTTACGACGTACGAGTATGACGATGACGGGCGTCTGGCCCGGTCGACGACGGTTCGTGAGTCTGAGTTCTCGGCTTGGGATCGTGCCGTCCTGCTGGCTGACGTTGCCGCATCGAAGGTTCCGCGCGGTCGGCACGGCTTGCCCCTTGCGGAGGCATCCGACCCGGCCAACCAGTTTGCGTTCGAGGTTCCGACTCCCCGCATGGACTGGGCGCAGAAGGCTTTGGATGACGCTCAGGAAGCGTTCAAGAAGCAGAACCCGAACGCGTCGATGAACGCGTTGATGTGGAAGGTCGCACGGCGCGACTGACCAGGGCGGCGCCGCCGAGGACGAGGGCAAGCATTGCTGCGATGAGTGCGGTGATTGCTGCCCATTCGTCTAGTTTTTCACCCATCAGGGCGTAGATGCCCCACGTTCCGATTGCCACGGTCGCGCATATCACTGCGGCGACCAGTAGGGCTCGGGACCAGTTCATGCCCCTCAGCGTAGGGGCTTTTCGTTTCCCTGGGGGTGTGTCTTGGCTGATCGTGTTGTCAAAGTCCGGCTGTCTGCGGTTGTTGAGGACTTCAAGAAGGGTATGCGTGAGGCCGCTGAGGAGACTCGGAAGGTTGGTACGCAGGCTGAGAGGTTGGCTCAGACGCGTCAGTCGATGCAGTTGCTGGGTACTGCGGGTGTGGCGATGGGTGCTGCTCTGGCTGCCGGTGTGGGTGTGGCGATTGCGAAGTTCGCTGAGTTCGATCAGGCGATGTCTTTTGTTGCGGCGACGGGTGAGGATGCCCGCGCGAACATGGATGCGTTGCGTCAGGCGGCGCTTGATGCGGGTGCGGCGACGGTTTTCTCTGCGACGGAGGCTGCGAACGCTATCGAGGAGATGGCGAAGGCGGGTCTGTCTGCGAAGGACATTCTTGGTGGTGGCCTGAC